GGAGAGGTGCGGTTGCCGCTGACATCGGGCGACCGGCTGCTTCGGCCGACCTTTGCGGCGCTGGTGGCTGCAGAAGGGGAAATCGGCAGCCTGTTCCAGATGCTGGACAGAGTGGCGAATGGGGAGGTCCGCTTGGCGGAGATGGCCGCGCTGTTCTGGCACTGCCTTTCGGAGCCGGAGGACAGGGGCGTGTTTGAAGCCGAGTTGCTGGAATGCGGGCCGGCAAACCTGTTGCCCGCGCTGAGGGGGCTGCTCTCGGCCGTGTTTCGGGCCGGATGAGCCGGGAGTTTCGGCCGCTCGCGCGCAGCGCGGCGATAATCGCGACTGGTCAGCTGGGGTGGAGTCCGGCGCAGTTCTGGGCGTCGACTGCGGCTGAGCTGGCCCAGGCGATGGAGGGGCGGTTCGGCCCTGCTGCGCCCGTGCCGTTGGGACGGGACGAGCTTCAACGGCTGGAGGAAGGATTGGGACATGGATGATGATTTCGACAGCCTTGCTGTGAGCGTTCGGGCGGATAGTGCGACTTTCCGGCGCGAAGTGGACGCGATGCGTGCGGTATTGACGGAGGATCTGGGCAGGAGCGCGGAGTCGGCCGGACGGGGGATCGAGAGTGCGTTGCGAAAGGCGGCCCGGAACGGGCGGCTGGAGTTCGAGGACCTGGGACGGGCCGCCGCCCGGGCGCTTGGGGAGATTGCGTCGGCTGCCTTGAAGCTTGAGGGTGGAGCCGGGCTTGGCGGCGTGCTTGCGGGGCTGGGGACAGGCCTTCTGGGCACCCCTGGGCGCGCGACGGGTGGCCCTGTGGCGCCCGGGCGCGCCTATGTGGTGGGAGAGCGGGGCCCCGAACTGTTTTTTCCGACCGCAAGCGGGCGTGTGGAAGCGGGGGGAGCCGCGCGCGGGCCTGTGCAGGTGATTGTCAATGTCTCTGCGCCGGGCAGCGCGGGCCCGCAGTTCATGGCGCAGACGGGACGCCAGATCGCACGGGAGGTACGTCGGACATTGGAGCGCCTGGATGGCTGACACCCCTGCGTATCTGGCGCGGCCGGAAGACCAGTTGCGGACTGGGTGGATCAAGCGGTTTCGGCCTCATCTGTGGAGCGTCGATTTTCCGCGTCCGATGATGGCCGCCCTGACTCTGCCAGGCCCCGGCGTGCTTCGGCTTGATCTGGATTTTCTGACCCGATCCGATGTTGCTGGCCTGATCTGGACAAGCGCTGACCGCTTGTCGCACCCGCTGCTGAGGTATCGGACCGACAGGGACTATCGTGGTTGCGTGCTTGCCTTCCGATGGGTGGCAGGGCCCGGGGTCATGCCACTTGACGCGCTGAACGGGGCTGTGCTGACGATCGAGGGGCGGGATGCGCTGGGGGTGGCGCAGATCTGGTATGTGCGGCTGTGGAACTATGCACAGGGTGCTCCGGACAATGCCGAGGTGCGGCTGGACTTTTCCGACCTGAGAGCCGGATTCGGGGCGGGTGGAGAGGCCGTCTTCTGCGGGGACATCGACCGGATGTTCCTTTCGGTCGTGCCGCAGGCCTTTGACGGGTCGGGCGGGCCGCTGGCTGTCCCTGTTTCCACCTTTGTGGAACTGCAGGGCATCACTGCGCAGGGACCGCGATCGTCGCTCGAGGTTGGTGACGCATTCCTGCCGGCGCACCGGCTGCGCATGGCCTCGGGCTATGACGATAGCTACAGCCAGACCCCCGAGCGGCTGGTGGAGCAGTGGCTGGCGCTGGGGTATCGGTCGGTCGCCAACCATTATGTCGGCATGAGCCATTACTATGCGCTGGGGCATGTCGGAGGGGGGCGCTATGAGGTGACTGGGGGCCTGTGTGCCTCTGCCGCCGCCTGGCACCGGGCGCTGCTTCGAGCAGCAAGGTCGGCAGGCTTCGAAGTCATACTCTCGCTGTCGTTCGAACTGTTCGATCAGAATGCCCCGCTTGCCTGGGCGCAGAGGGAAATCGGCGGTGCCCGCGCACTGACCGGCTGGGAGCCACCTTCGACATTGCTTTCGCCCTGTAACGCCGCAGCAATCGATTGGCTTTGCGCGATTGCCGGGGCTTTCGCGGAGATTGCAGCATCGATGGGGCAGCGACTTCTGTTTCAGGTCGGCGAGCCATGGTGGTGGCTTGGAACGGACGGTCGGCCCTGCTTCTATGATGCCGCAACCGTCGCGCGGTGGACGTCCGAGCGCGGGGCGGGTCCGCCGGCGATGTCGGATGTTCTGGGCATGCGAACGCCGGCGGAGCTGAGCTGGCTGGATTGGCTGGGGGCAAGGCTGGCCGAAGCGACCACTACGGTGACGGCTGCGGCCAGGCAGGCAGCACCAGCGGGCTTTCGATCACACCTTCTGTTCTATGCGCCGCAGGTGCTGGATGCCGGAGCACCGGAGTTGCAGCGCGCCAACATGCCGATCGGATGGGCGTTTCCGGCTTTCGACATACTGCAGCTGGAAGACTATGACTTCGTGGCCAGTGGCAACGAAGCCGGAATGGAGCGCGGCCGGGCTGCCGTTGCGGGCAGACTTGGCTATCCTGTTGCGAAACAACACTATCTCTCCGGATTCGTGCTCAGTGCCTCGGACGCCCTCAAGGTGTGGCCACGGATTGCCGCTGCGGCTCGTGATGCCGAAGCCCTGGGCGTGGCGGAGATATTTGTCTGGGCGTGGCCGCAAACGGCGCGCGATGGTTTCACGTGGATCGATCTGGGATCCAATCTCGGGGAGGAAGCCGTGGACGCTTTCCATGATGTGCGGTTTCCGCTGGAGCTTGGGTTTGATGCCGTCGGCGGGCCGGAATTTGCGACCCAGATCGCCCAGCTTTCGTCCGGGCATGAGCAGCGGAACCAACAGTGGGCGCAGGCCAGGCTGAGCTATGAGGCGGGACTGGGGGTGCGATCCGAGGCAGACCTTCTGGAGCTGCTGCGCTTTTTCCGGGCCCGAAGGGGCCGCGCCTTTGCATTCCGGTTTCGCGATCCGATGGACTGGTCGAGCGCAGATGATGGCGCACAGCCTTCGGCCACGGACCAGCTGCTGGACATTGGTGACGGACAGCGTGTGAGCTTCCCGCTTGTGAAGCGCTATGGAGACGGCGACCTTGGCGAGAGCAGGCGCATCACGCGCCCGGAGGCCGCGAGTCTGTTGGTGTCGGTTGGCGGTGTGCTGGCGACCGAAGGCTGGACTCTGGCGGTGGGCGGCATTCTGCAGTTCGACGTGGCGCCGGCGGCAGGGCTTGAGGTGCGCGCCGGCTTTGCCTTCGATGTGCCGGTCCGGTTTGCGGTCGACCGTATCGACATTTCGCTGAGTGGCGTGCGGTCGGGTGAGGTGCCGAGCGTTCCCCTGGTGGAGATCCGCGAATGAGTAGTCTTGCGGAAACTCTTGCGGGGGAAGTGACGCGCCTGGCGCTGTGCTGGCGCCTGACCCGGGCAGATGGAGTCGTGCTTGGATTTACGAGCCATGACACCGATCTGCTTCTGGAGGGAGTGCGATATCTGAGCAGCCCCGGAATGACGCCATCAGCCGTGAGCCAGGAGGATGGCCTTCGACCCGACAGCATGGACATCGAGGGCGTTCTGGACGCTGCAGCGATCCGTGCCTGCGATTTGGATGCGGGCCGCTGGACAGGCGCCCGCGTCGAGCTTCTGGCCTGTGACTGGAGCCTGCCTGAGGCGGGCATGATGCGGATCCTGCGCGGTTCGATCGGCGACATCAGTCGCCCCTTTCCCGGCGCGAGCGGGGCGTTTCGTGCCGCGCTTCTGTCTGATGCTGCCGGCATCGACATGGCGGGACCGGTTCGCCTGTCCCCCATGTGTCGAGCGGAGCTGGGAGACGGTCTGTGCGGTGTCGAGATGGACAGCCGCCGGATCGAGGTTCTGGTGGCAGGAGCCGCCGCGGACCGGCTGTACCTGGCCACCTCTCTTTCGGCGCCGGCCGATTTCGCAGCGGGCCGGCTGCGCATCATAGACGGTCCGCTGAGCGGAATTGATCGCCGGATATCGCGCGTGAGTGGGCTGGAGCTGGTGGTTGATGAGCCCCTGCCGGCGGCGGTGGAGCGTGACACCCGCGCGTGGATTTGGGAAGGTTGCGACAAGCGTTTCGCGACCTGTGCCGGCCGCTTCGGCAATGCGCTTGCGTTTGTCGGCGAGCCCCAGTTGCCCGGGTCGGATGCGCTGATGCGCTATGCCGATGGATGACAGGCACCCCGCTGCCGATGCAATTGTGGCGGCGGCAAGGGCGGTTGTTGGCGCACGGTTCCGGCCGCAGGGACGTGGGCCGGAAGGCCTCGATTGCCTGGGCGTGGCTGCATTGGCGGCAGGGGTGGCCGGCATTCCGGCGCCCGCGTTGCTCTACCCCTTGCGGGGCGTGTCGCTTGCAGACGCTGCGACTGCGCTGGCTGATGCCGGGTGTCGGCGCCGACGGCCGGAATGTGCGTTGCCCGGGGACATTCTGCTGCAGAGCCCTGCACACCGTCTGATCCATCTCGCGGTTCGGACAGAAGTCGGGATCGTGGAGGCGCACGCCGCCCTGCGGCGCGTGATCGAGCGGCCATTGGCACCGTTTGAAATCTGGGATTCGGCGTGGCTCCTGCCGGAAGGGGAAGTTTGATGGCATCGGTCCTTTTCTCGACAGTCGGCCAGGCGATAGGTGGCCCACTGGGTGCCGGTGTGGGGGCAGCGGTCGGGGCCACCGTTGATACGGCCCTTTTCCGCCGGCAAAGGCCGGCCGTTTCTGACGTCTATGTGCAGCGCTCGGCCTATGGGAGTGCGGTTCCGCGCCTGTTCGGCACCACGCGGACTGCTGGGCAGATGATCTGGGCGACGCCCATGGTTGTCGGCGGCCAGGCGAAGGGTAGTGGCCGAAGAGCAGCGGTGACGAGCTTTGCGGTTGCGCTTTCGGTCGGACCTATCAGCGCGATCCGACGCATATGGGCGGACGGCCGGGAGATCCGTACGGCAGACGGGCAGTTTGAAACAGCGACCACGATGCGAATCCATGTGGCGGGCGAGGCCGCGCCGGATCCCCTGATCGTTGCAGCCGAAGGCATTGGCCTGGCCCCGGGGTTCCAGGGGTTGTCTTATGTGATGCTGGAAAATTTTGACCTGGGGCCGTTCGGAAACCGTATTCCGAACCTGAGTTTCGAGGTTGTGGCGGATATGGGCGGGCCTGGAGACTGGCTGTCGACGCTCGGCGCCGGAGTCGGCGTTCGGGCAGATCTGCCGGACGCGGGAACCGGAGCGACCGGATACTTGGCGGTGGCCGACCGACCGACCGAGGACCTTTCCATTCTGTCGGCGGTTGCAGGCTCGACGCTGGCCTATTCGGACGGGGCGCTGATCTTCAGGGGCGAACCCCGGACATTTGAGATTCCAGCCCGCGATGTTCTCGCTCTGGATAGCGGCGAAGGCGGTGGGCCACAGCTGACGCGCGCTGAGCGCCCGACGGGGTTCGGGCTGGACTATCTGGACCCGGGGCGCGATTTTCAGCTTGGCCGGCAACGGGTTGCTCGCGGCAGGGCCGGGCGTGAACTGACTGCTAGCTGGCCCCTGAGCACATCGGCCGAAAGCGCATATGCGCTGGCGGCGCGCCTTTTGCGCAAGGCCGAAGCTGGGGCTGAGGCGCTGGTGATCAGCTTGTCATGGCGATGGCTGGATCTTGCGGTGGGGGATCAATTCCGTCTGGCCGACGGGCCGTACTGGCGCATCGTACGCAGGGACATCCGCGGACTTGTTCTGCGCGTGGAAGCCGAACGCGTGCAGGATCGGACCGATGAGGCGGAGGTCATCGTCGAGGCCGGACGGTCGCTTGCGGCGCCCCTGATCCCGGCCACTGCGACGATTGTCGCGCCAATCGAACCGCCGGTACCTCTGCAGGGGACAGCGCCCGCGCTGTTCTTGGCCGCCGGTGGAGAAGGTGCATGGCGGGGCGCGGACATCAGTCTGCTCGCAAATGGAGAGAC